AAGTAAACGAGGAAATTTGTCGAGGCACAGTATTCCCAACATGGTATGGTCAGGGAATGGACAGAAATGGAAATTTACCACAGGAATTTGGTAATTTCTTGCTTGAAACAGTTGCGGCAAAAGCGGCGGCTCAATTAGAGATTGCTCTATGGCAGGGCGCTTCACCATTTGGAACAGGGTTTTTATCTGATGATGGTAACCAAGACGAAGCAGGTGCAGACGCAAGTGCGTTAGCAGGTTTCACTGAAGTTGATTTTGCTGATGCTTTAGCTGCGGCAGATATATTAACTGACATGGCTTCTGTTTATGATGCAGTTGCTTCTGATGTTTCAGGTCTTTTAACTAAGCCAGGTGCAGGGTTCTACATGAATAACAAAACTTATGGTTTTTACATTCAAGCGTTAGCTACCGCAGGATCAAATCAGGGACAAGTTTCTGGTGCAGGATTTAATTTGGACGGTGATAACATGACATATTTCGGGTTTCCAATTTACAGATGTCCAGGTATGTTTAACGATACCATTGTATTTACATATCCTGAAAACTTAGTGGTTGGTTCTAATACAAACTCTGGGTGGCAAGACATAAGATTGATACCAAAATACGAATTTGACGGAAGCGATAATGTAGGTATTGTAATGCAATTCGCTATGGGCGTTCAAACTGCTGTTGCGTCAGACGGTGTATACGGATCAACTGTTTGGAGTTAATAGATACTTTTAAAATGGGTGGTTGAAATACACCACCCTTTTATTTAACCTTTAAAAGAAAATAAAAATGAACAAATTTTATAAGTTCGGTTGTGATATTTCGGAAGGGCGTTTGGTCGCATGTAAAGATGTGATCGGCGGAATACAAAAGATTTTCTTGACTAATTACAATGAATCATTACTTGGAGATTTAACTCTTTCAGGCAATGAAATAACTGACTTTAGTTCTGCAATTACTGTTTTTCAGTATGACCTAAGAGCAAACACAGGAACATACAATGCCAATTTTACAAGCAATGATGCAAATGGAACAACATATTATGAACAAGTTTTGGAAGTTATGTTGCAAAAGATTGTTAAACAAGACATTCCACATTTAGACAACATACTAAAAGGCAGATGTCATGTTTGGGTTTTAGATGCTAACGACAATGTGTTTTTATTGGGAACAAGATTTGGTTGTTCTGTAACTGCGGGAGCTATGTCTACAGGAACAGCAAAAGCAGACCTAAGTGGTTTCACTTTAACATTCACATCACAAGAAACTGAAAACTATATTTTAGCGGCAACCGCAGGGGTTGGAACAGCTAAATATCCATTTGATGGAATTGCAACTGATGGCAACGTAACGATAACTGTCGGAACAACGCCTGTATAAACAAATTTTCTATTCTGTTTGGAAAAGGGCAATCTCAGGGTTGCCTTTTTTTTTGGTAAACAAAAAGCGTTTATTTATATTTATAAAAAAGCAACATTATGATAATAGTAAAAAAAGAATTTATTGATACTAAGGTTTCACACTACCGTTTAACCTTAGGCGACATGAATCAGGGACAGCTAAGACACATTCAAGAAAAGTTTGGCGACAAGTATTTTGAAACAACTAAAAAGAAAAAAAAATATGATTCAATGGACACGGAATAATAGTGTTGCTCAAACCTTTTGTCCTGTATATGTCAATATATATGATGAAATGACAGCAACAACATACAACCCTTTGATTGCAATAACAAGTCAATCAACAAACAAGACCAAGTATGTTATTCCTGCTATAGTAGATTTAACAAACAAAGAAAGGTATGTTAAACTTGCCATAAACATAAGCAATAGTGGAACTGACAGTCCTACTTCTGGCATTATAAGTATTGGCGACACAGAGTTCCCGTATGGCTTTTATGATGTTGTGATATATCAAAATAATAACAACACCAACATTGATCCTGATAATGCTATAAAAGTGATATACAAAACAATCATGAATTTAAAAGCAGTCAACAATGATGCTATCACATACACTGAATACACAGATACAATTTCATCACCTACATATATAACAAACACAATCTAATGACTAAGAAAAAGAACAATTATAATATGTCGGTAGTGGACTTGTCGCATTATAACATTCCACACATAACCGAAAAAGACAACAAAGATTGGATTGAATTTGGTGCTGACAATTTATATCCACAATATTTGATTGAGCTTTTTACGGGTTCAGGAATAAATGGTGCTATTGTCAAAGGTGTTTCATCAATGATAGCAGGGGATCAACAAGACACATGTCAGGGACTTGATGTTGTTGATAAAGATGAACTTGAAGGTGATGCAAAAGAACAATATTTAAAATTCTCCAAGCTGTTAAAAAATGGAAGTAGAAACACAATAAAAAACCTTTGCTTTGATTTAAAACTTTTTGGAACGTGTTATGTTAACGTGATTTGGAATAAGACAAAAACTGCTATCGCTGAAATAAAACATATACCATCACAATATATAAGAAGTGGAAAAGCAGACAGCTATGGCAATGTGAATGAATTTTATTATTCATACGATTGGTCTAACATAAGAAAACACAAACCACGTTTGATTAAAGCGTTTGATCCTGATGACAGAATAGAAACAAGTCAGCTTCTACAGATAAAAGAATACAACCCACAATCATTCTATTATGGAATACCAGATTATGTTGGTGGCACTGATTATATAAAACTTGATATGTCTATTGCTGAACTTCATTTGGCTAATATAGACAATAACTTCATGCCTTCTTGCATGGTTAATTTTGCCAACGGAATTCCAACAGAAGAAGAAAGACGTGAGGTCGAAAGAAAATTGAATGCTAAATTTAGCGGCAGCGGGAACAGTGGCAAACTAATAATCACTTTCAACGACGGAAAGGAAACAGCACCAGAGATTGTGCCACTTAACACAGGTGATAATGATGACAAATATCAATTCCTATCAACTGAGGTTTCAAGAAAAGTTTTAACATCACACAGAATAACATCACCGTTATTATTTGGTGTCAAAGGTGATGGCGCAGGTTTTGGGAACAATGCAGATGAACTGCGAGATTCATACAGTTTATTCAACAATACGGTCATTAAAGTATTCCAATCAACTGTTTTAGAGGGTTTAGACAGAATCTTTAGAATCAATGGTATAGACAGCTTGGGTATTTATTTTAAGACGCTTAAACCCGCTGATTTCTTAGACCTCGATTCTATTGATGCAATTGATGAACAAGAAGCAGGGGTTGACATTGAAGATGAAACCATTGAACAAATGGAAAGTATTATTGCTAAACATAAAAAAAAAAAATTTAAAACAGAACAGCTAACAGATGAACAGTTTGACACTATATTTAACAACTTAAAAGGTGAAAAAATAGATGACAAAAAATGGGTTCTTGTAGATGAAAAAGATGAAGGTGATGAAGAAAGCATTACTTCTTGGGTTAAAAGAAAGATACTAAAAAGAAAAGATTTTGGTGGTGTTATTTCTGCAAACCCCGATAATGTTTTTGACTTTAGCTATTTAGACAAATCTTTTTATAGAATTAGATTTAGATATGTTAGAGCAGATTGGAGTCCTTCTTCAAGTTCAAGAGATTTTTGCCAAAACATGATGGCACAAAGCAACATGACTTATAGAATTGAGGACATTGACAGGGCGAGTCGTGGTGGTGTGAATAGTGAGTTTGGACACAACAGAAGTGCGTATGACCTTTTTCGTTGGAAGGGCGGACCGTTCTGCAAACACGCATGGCGCATGGCATTATATAGATTAGAGGGTGAAACAATTGAAGTTGATGGTGAAGATGTTAGTATTGATTATACCGACTATGAAGAAGTAAAAAGCATACCAAAGTCCTATATACCATCACCGTGGGGTTGGAAAAAAGAAGCACAAATAGCACCAAATGAAATGGGTGAAGCAAGAGGGCGATACCCAGGTTATAAAAAAAGAAAAGATAAAATATAAATTATGGCTACAACACATACATTATTAATTAGTGCGGACACGCTAAAACAAAATACAACAATATCACAATCGGTTTCAGAAGATTTGATTCACCCTGTGATCCTGTTAGCACAAGACAGATACATACTACCTGTGCTTGGAACTGATTTATTTGAAAAGCTAAAAACAGAAATTGGTGGCACACCTGCGGGTGTTTATTTAACCCTTTTGAAAGATTATGTTCAGAAGTGCTTGTGTCAATTTACACTTGCAACATTATATCCTGTCCTTAGATTAAGAGCAGTTAACCACAGCGTTGTCCAAATGAATAATGAACAGGGGAATTCTGCAACATACGAAGATATTCAACCATTAATCGACGGTGCTACGGACATGGCGGAATTTTACCGTCAACGATTGATTGAATACTTACAAGACAACACAGGTTCTTTTCCTGAGTATTCAAGCAACACAGGTAGCGATATGTCGCCAACAACAAGAAACTACTATAGCGGTATTAACATGGACAGAACTATTAATGATAAAAGGTTGAAAGGAATTTTGTCAGCTATGGGTGTTAAAAATGTGTGTTAATGAGGGGTAAATATAAAACAAAGTTTTCTGGTGGAAACTTTAAGAAACTAAAGAAATATATTAAAAAATTAAAATATGGCAAATCAAAGGTTAACCGACAAAGACCTGCTTTCAGCGCAGATATATAGTGATGATTTATACCACATTGTTGATGTTTCCGACACCACAGGATCAAGTGCAGGAACAAGCAAGAAGGTTGAAGCAAGAAGATTAATCGTAACGACAAGAGCTTCATGGTCAAATGCAGAAGTTCAAGACTTAGTTTCCACACCACAAGATTTATTTGCGCCCCCCTCAGGTTATTATGTTATTCCTATTTGTGTAACGCTGTTTTGTGAATATGCGGCAGGAACTGAAAGTTCTAACAAAAATATATACTTTGGTTATACAGGTTCAGGAACACTTGCTTATTGGGACTTGGGCTCGAGAATAATGGGTAGCAAAACCTCAGACCAAACTTACCAATATAGTGGCGGAACACCTGTTGGCGGTGGTTTAGCACATGCAGGTGATGTTTCTGGTGTTTCTTTTAAAGCGTGGTCAAATGGTGCTTTTAATGGTGGTTGGTCAGTAAAGGCGTATTTCACATGCACCATGATTGAAAAACTGTAATATGTTAAAATATCTATTATTAATTTTTCCGTTATTGTCTTTCGGACAATTCTATAAATATGCTACTATCTACGGTGGCATGTCTTTAAATTCTACAATAGCACCAATAGAAACATATAGCTATAACAACGGACAACTAATAGAAACAACGCCTGATGACGGTGCTAACTATCGTTATTTTATAGGTGTCAAAAAATTATCAAGATATAAGTTTGAAAAGAAACCACGTTTTTACTATAATGGTTTAGAAGAAAACGCAAGTATATTTCGTTCTCCTGTTGACAAATTTGAATACTTACTACAATATGAAAGGATCAGAAACTTAGGACGTGAGTATAAAAGTCATAATATTTGGCTCAGATATGTTGGTAATTTCACAAGTATTAAAATTGAATCTTCTAACAATGGTTATATTGACTTGCAGTATAAATCAATAGATATGCGCTTAAAAGCTGATTTAGGTGGCTTTAGAGGGACTTTCGGGAGTGTGGTGAGGTATCACCCTATATATGGCTTAGATGTCTTTAAAAGAGATTTTCCAAATTACAATGATTTTGAAGCTGTTGCAACATCATTAAATTATACAAGTGAATTTTACTTTGTAGACGAAAATGAAAATGGACATTTAGATAGATTAGAACAATCTTTTTATCGGTGGTTGTTAGACGGAAACGTGGTTGCTGAAAATACAGCACAGTTTTTGCAGTATTATGCAACCATTCCTGCACGATACAAT